ATAACATCCTGCTTTAAATGTCTTCACTATTCAGCCAACTATCAGCACCAGACATCATCGAAACGATCACATGTGACGAAATCGTAAGTGAGATGACGAGCGATCTAATAGACAGGCTGCCTGATTTGGATTTGGGCGAAGACAGTCCGGTGATGAAGGTTATAGAAGTCTGCGCTTATAGAGAGAAGAAGCTTCGCGAGCGCATCAACTATGCGGCGAAGCAAACCATGCTGGCATACGCTACAGGCACGAATTTAGATGGATTGGCGACTAATTACCTAGTAAATCGACTTGAGGATGAGAGCGATGATGATTTCCGAGAACGCATCGCCGAAAGCTTGGATGGTTATGCAGCAGCCGGCCATGAAGCAGCATACAGATACTTAGCCAAAAGCGTTTCCAGTCATGTTCTGGATGCAAAAACAGTAAAAACCCTTCCGGGAACACTTGTTGTTTACGTTCTGGCCGACGGCACGGATGGAATTATCGAGGATGTCGAGCAAGTTATCCTGGCCGATGATGCCAAGCAGCTTTGCTCATCGATCTCGGTTATGCCGGCCGTTCCGGTTGAGTTTGGTGTCTCGATTAGCTTGACGTTGTTTTCTGGCCCTGCCAGTGCGCCAATAATTGCGGCCGCAAAAGCTGAAATTACTTCATTGATCGAAGAAAACATCAAATTGGGAGCCAGTATTTCATCCACGGCAATTGAGGCAGCGGCACACGTTGATGGTGTTTATAGGGCTGTTTTATCAACTCCAAGCGCTGACATTGTCTGCTCAGAAATCCAGTATCCGCTTTTAACATCGCTGAATGTCACTATTGAGGAGGATAGGCAATGGTAAGTCTGTTACCAAATAATGCTACCCCTTTGGAGCTTGCCCTAGAAGCCGCCGTTGATCGATCTAAGGCCCTACCTGTAGAGGTTGAAAAGACATGGAACCCGGATGAGTGTCCAATGGCTTTTTTGCCCTGGTTAGCAAAAGCTTTGTCGGTTGATGTTTGGGACGATAATTGGCCGGATGGCATCAAGAGACAGGCTCTCAAGCAAAGTCTCTACCTTCATCGCATCAAGGGGACTGTCGGAGCTGTGGAGCGCATGGTTAAGCTCATGGGGTATGAGGGTGCGACCGTGACTGAGGGCATTGAACCTGCTACGTATGGCGAGGGTTTTGTGGTTGGAAAGACTCGTTATGCTGGTGACTTTGAGTGGGCGTGTTACTCGCTCAATGTGACTTTAGCGGATTGGCAAGGCATCGATGGCCGCAGTCAGAAACTACTTACAAAGGCCGTTGAGAGCGTGGCACCGGCTCATTGTGAGTTGTATGAGGTGTCTTATCGTTCGGATTTAACCGATACCGTCAACATTTCGGATCACCAAGAGATCAGGATCAAGGATTCGTCCAAGGATTATATCACCAAGGAGTCCAGATATGGCCCTGGATTTGTAATTGGTGAGACCAGATATGCCGGAGAGGTTTTCCCTGATGAGGTTTCGACTACAGTCCATATGTGCCAGGAGGATAAGATTCCATACGTGCGCACTTATGGCAGCCACCTTCGGTATGGCACCGATTTTGTAATCGTTGACGCAAATTTAAAGGGTATTTCAAAAAGCTTTAAATCAACATTAAAAACCACTTCGACAATCAAAGTTTCGGTTACAGATAGTCAGCAAAATATCACTATCTACACTAATAGCCGTTTCAGCGGAGACTTCGCGGTCGGAGAAACTACTTACGGAAAAACGGAGGAAGGACAATGGTAGTAAATAGCGGCAGAGCCTTAATTGCCAGGCTACTTGCTGGAGAGGGGCAGATCCCCATAACTCGCATTGGTTTCGGCTCAGGCAGCACGCCGGCAGCAGATGATGACACTGCGCTGGAGAATCCGCTGCTCACGAAATCAATTGCTGACATTCAGGCCGTCAATGGATCGCTGGAGGTGAGCTGGGCTTTAGCAGCCGGAGAGCTGACCGGTAAGCCTATCCAAGAATTCGCTCTTTACGCATCCGACGGAACTCTCTTTGCCCGTGAGGTAAAAGCAAACCCCGTAATTTTGGACGAAAACATGTCACTGGAGTCCACCTGGAGAATCAATTTAAATGAGTAACCTACCTACAAGCACAGACGAAGCCAATTGGCCAGATGGTGTTTTGCAGCTCGAATCGGGCGAGTTGGCTACTGGTGGAGTTGACGGCAAAGCCAATGCTCAAGCAAAAGCATTGGTTGCAAGAACCGACATCCTCCTGCGCCATACGCAATACGTTGCCGCGCTGACAGCCCAAGCTTTGAGCAATACGCAGTTGAGCGAGAAGCGTTTTGAGCATCTCAAGAAGCGCGTCCTCATGCAGGGGCAGACCTTTGTTCCGTATCGCTTTGTAGTGAACGGGATGACACTCACCAAAAGCACGGACGATCGCAGCTTACAGTTGGCATCCGGGCGGATGTTTATGCACGGGCGCCTCTGGAGCATATCCGCTGATACCACCGCCTTTTCGGTGCCGACCAATGAGTCCACCGCAGCCCGCACTTACGCCGTCTATATCCAACTGATTAACGATGTTTGGACGATTTCCTCTACGACTGAAGACGTGCCGCAAGATGCCATGCAGATCTACACGCTTACGGTGCCGGCGGGCAACACGGGAACTGATATTTCCGCTGCCACGCTGACCGATGTGCGCTCAGTATATCCTTATTCGCTTTGGGTCTCCTCGGCGCTCCGCGAGGCCATTGTGCCGCTGCCTTATGCGGTGCCGAACGCCCCGGATTACCAGGTGCATGTGGACGTGGTTTCGGCCTCCGATCTTAACCAGGTTGGCAATGTGGAGGTCTTCGATCGCCAGGCAAATGCTTTTAAAATCCGTTTTAGCGGCAGCGCAGACAGCGTGGTCGTCAATTGGTCCATCATTAACCCGGAGGTGCTTTAAAATGCATGTAAACAAAATCGGCAACGGCCCGTGGCCCGAAGTCTCAGCAACCGAAACAACACTCCAGGTAGGCGGCTTTACTTGCGACATGGATGCCTTGGTGGGCGCTGAGGAAATCTCTATAACTCTCTATTATGATGGCGAGGACATCACAACCACCACAACTAGCTACCACGCGGCCTATATCCGCGTCCCCGGGCGCAAAACCATCATAGTAGAGAATGGAGACAAAACAACATCTACCACTCTTGAGCCTGTAAACATGGATCGCGCGGAGTTGACCTTATTCCCTCTTTTAACCCAACCAACAATTTCTAGCACAACTATCTAATGAACATACTCTCTGGAAAAGACCTTTTGACACAATCCGTTGAGGCCGCCAGTGGCGGTAACGTAACCGTGATGTATGATGACAAAAACCTACCTTGTTACATGCGTCGCATCCCCGCTTTTAACCTGGAGGATATTGATCCCTCTCTAGGCACTGGCTTGCATCCGGCCTTTATTGTAAACGGTGTTGCCAAATCCGAAATCTGGATTGGCCAATACCAGGCCATCGTGCATGACGGTGTGGCATTGAGCTTGCCAAACCAAATTCCTGCCACGGGTATGAACTACGACCAGGCGATCACTTATTGCCGTAACAAGGGCGCTGGCTGGCACCTTATGACCAACGCAGAATGGGCAGCCATTATGCTCTGGTGCTATAAAAACGACACCATTCCACGCGGTAACACCTACTGGGGGCGCAATGAGGAAGCAGCTTATACCTACGAGTCGGGTGTGCGCGGCGATGGTGGTGCTCTTGGCTCTACCACCGGTGACGGCAAGACCTTTACCGGTAGCGGTCCTGTAAGTTGGCGACATGATCTTACCAATGCCGGTCTCGCTGATCTTGTTGGTAATGTGTGGGAGTGGAATGCCGGCATGGCTCTCCAGGATGGCGAAATCCGCATCCTTCCGGATAATGATGCCGCTAATCAATTGACAGGTGCAACGATGGATGCCGCAAGCGGATGGCGTGCCTTTGATGCCAACGGCAACCTCACTGATACTCTGGTTCAAAGCGGAACCACACTAAAGTTTGATTCTGTTTCTCCACGCATTGACGATGGCGAGGTGCAAAACGTGGGCGTGCCGCAACTGGATACGCAAATTGACACCCCCCTCGACACCGATGCGGATGTGGACGGGGATTATGCTTACGGACCAATCAAGAGTCTCGGCGTAAACAGCACAACCTTACCGGACGGCATTCCAGCCGCTCTCAAGGTTTATGGTTTGGCCGCGCTTGGCGATGTAAAGGGGCACCTCTGGATGCGCAATAACGGCCTTCGGGTGCCGCTCCGTGGTGGCATCTGGAACAACGCCTCTAACGCGGGTCTCGGTGCTTTGAACCTCAGCATCCGCCGCTCGAACGCGTACTGGAGCGTCGGCTTCCGCCCTACTTTTGTTGCCTAATCACCTTTATTTCCAAAAGTAATGGATATCATAAGCATAGTCATAACCATATCTCTTGCTCTGCTGACAGCGGCCTCAATCCCCATGGCTTTTATTGCACTAAGGATGCTTCACCTTATCCAAATCACATTAGCAAGAATGGAAGAACAACTATCATTTCATACTGATGGAATCGAAGATTTAAAGGAAGACCAAGACAGGCAGGATAAGGAAATCGAATTGTTGAATGTAAAGGTTAATGCCCATGACACCAGAATCGCACTGTTGGGAGTAAACTCAAAGCAGCCATCTAAGACATGATCTCTATAGTTACAGCTCTAATAACAGTTTGTGGTAGCGCTGGCTTTGGCTCCGTTCTAAAAGTCATTTCTGGAATCTTTGATTCATGGCAAGCAAACAAGGAGCTAAATGCAAAGGCTCTTCTCGCCGCTACCCTTCAACAAAACACATTAGATGTTGAATTTCAGAAAGCCCTTTTCTCTGGTGAAGACAACAAGTATGCTAGGCAAACTCGTAGAATCATTGCAG